ACGTAAATGAATAAGTATCCCCGACCATCTTGCGCGGGGAATGTCTTGGTAGCGGTGTACTGCTTTGAAGATGCGTTCAATCTTGTTAATGACATACTTTACTCCTGCTGGTTGTTTTGCGCATTAGGTGACGTGTGCCAGTGCCCCCACCAGCAGTGCGCTTCCTCATGCTCCCTCGTCACCCGGTCGTTGAGCGGGTAGTGAATCTCGCACGCACCACTCCCATCGGGCTGCCATGTAGCAAACCCATACACAGCGCCATGCCCTTCGTGCCCAGGAGCCTGCACGTGAGCCGCTTGGACCTTAGCCACTGAATCATACACATTATGCTGGATCAGGCGCTGAGTGACCGCAGGGAGGCCTCCCGGCCCAGGTGCAGACGCGCACCCAGTCAGTGCCAAAGATACTGCCAGCAAGATACCCGCACGCCGTAGCCATACACGCGTCTTCATAGAGCACCTCCTGATTTATTCGCTGCACTCTGGCGTTTGCCCCAGGCTTCGACTAAACGTCCACCAGCAGCCTTCACAGGCTCACTACCGAATGCCCACGCGAACATGGTGGCTAACAGACCGGTGTACCAATCGGGTACAACAGCAAAAGCATCAAAGATCATACCGGGATTCGGATCACCTTTGACTGCTAAATAGATTGTAAAGTCCAGACCAGCGAACAGATGCGCTGCACATACCCACCTGAGGAAGCGTGAGCTTTTCTGTGCAACGATCTGTTCCCAACTTGCAGCATTGTCCAGGCGCTTGATACGCGCCCGTGACGTGGCTTCCTGCTCGTTGAGCTTGATCTTCTGCCTGCCCTCTAGGTAGGACTTACCAATACCTAAGAGAGCCAGAGCAGCCTGGAACATTACGCAGCTTCACCCAGGTAGATGAAGTCGAACACAACTGCGGCATCCAGCGCGGTAGCTGAGTTATTAAGCAGGACGCAAGTAGCGGCACCTGCGGCGCAGTTCACACGCGTGATGCTGGGATCACCGGCACCGATGTAGTTGTGCACGATGCACAGCACGATGGACTTAGCGGTGATCAGGGCATTGGTGATTACCAGATCCTCTGCCAGGTGAGCGGCAGTGGTTTTGGCTTCAGTGGTGATGCGCAGCAGCGCACCTTCCAGGGTGATTGCGTCAGAGGACAGGGTACCTTCCAGAGCAGAGACGAGATTACCGCCAGCGAGAATGGTCATACGAATTCCTTATTCAATTAATTAAGAGGGTGTACCGGAGTGGATTGCAGCAGCGATGACTTTGATGTTGTCTGCCCAGTCATCAAGGATCTGAGCCTTGGCGTCCTGTGATGCAACTGTGCCATCATTCACCGCTGAGATGGCACGCTTCATTGCGCGGTCAAGCTCGTTTGCCCAGGCCGGGCTGCCGATTGCTTGATACCGCGCCGACATCTGGCCAGTATCTGTGTAGTTCGTCAACTGTGACATTAACGTGCTCTCCTGTGTCGAAGACCGCCGCCTACCCGGTTGGGAGCGTGACCTTTCATATCAAACGGAGTCTCTCGACCCCAGGGGTTTTTCATCCATGCCAAGGTATCCTCAGCACGTTTACTTTGCAGGCGCTTCTGCTCGTCGATGTTCATGCGCTCTACCCAGATACGCACCGCACCTGCTACAGCATCCAACCGGTCATCATGCCCCAGGCAACCCTTGTCCCGTGTGATACGCGAGAGCTGGTGCAGGAAGCTATAACTGGACCGTTTGTCCAAAGCATAGTGCTGGGTAGTCGATACATCCCGTTCCCAGATATCGTCTGCAACGATCAGGTGATGGCGAGCAATCACAGGCTCAAGGACATCAATGATACGCAGCTCTTTCTGGCCCGACTCCCACACATCTTCTATCTCAGGTGGCGCGTTGTAGTTGCCACCATTTGATTCATACGTTCTGCGCATGACCGGGTACAGGTTGTGCGACAGCGCACCATTACCGTAGTTCTTCTCTATCTGGACGATGTTCGGTTTCCACTTCCACACAAGGTCAGCGAGGCGCTGCATCTTATCCTCTTCCAGGCCACCGGGTATTCCACCGGCATCCATGAGGAATACATAACCATGCATAAAGAAGGTCACAGCATATGCCGTCTCATCCCCGTTCTTACCACCACCAGCCGGGTCAATGTATATGGCCCTGCCTTCGTAATCGAACCAGTCGCTCGACGTATACGCGGGGCCATACAGATTACAGCTAACAGTATTCAGAGTAGGTAGCATGAACTCTAACTCAGCCCTACGCGCCCACAGGATCTCTCCAGGGGCCTTTTCAGGATTGAGTGGCATGGTGATGAGGTTCTCGGGTTTGAGAGGGTACCGCATCGAGTCAGCCATCTTGGTCGAGAGCATGTGCTGGAGCTTGAAGTAGGCAGGGCCTTGCTCCAGTTCCTTCGCGCACAGTGCTTCCTCATCCAGGCGGGTATCGATCGCCTTACCACTGGTACCTTCAATTCCACCACCCGAGCGGAGAGAAGGGTCCGCATGTACAGCGGCCTTGATCACAGGAGACAGCATATCGCCGTACTCCAGCTCCTCTTCCACCGTCGGGTATCTACCAGGCCAAATACGAACCGTGTAGCCTCGACCAGGGAGGGTGTTATAAATTGAGTCAACAGTCTGGGGTGTACCCAGGTACATGATCCGGCTGTGTTGGCTCTCACATATGGATGCAAAGTCAAGCGTCTTCTGTAGAAGCTGCTCACGCATCAACGCGGTAAGGGAGTTCTTACCTGTCTCGACATCATCCGGGATCAGCAGATCGGCACGGTTGCCCTGCAAGTTGGATGAGATACCGAGAGTGGTGATTGATGCGGTCTTGTTGATTCCGCGCAGAGTGAAGTGCACATCGAACTTATCCGTTGAGGTACGGTCGCCTGCGTTCGCATCTGGCCTGAGACACTCCAATACGTCCCAGTGCCCGATGATCAGTTGTATCCCTTTAGCAATATCGGAGGCAAGCCCCTGGCCACCAGACAGGATGAGCACCCTGTGCTTCGGGTCATGCACCAAAGAGAACACAGCGAAGATTGAGGCCAGGGTTGTCTTGGCCTGCCCTCGCTGAGCCTGGATCATTATCTTAGAGCCACCGTCCAACATGAACGATGCCATGTCGAACTGAATGGGGCTGGTTGTCCACCCGAAGCCTGCCATCTGGCAGTCAGCGAGGAAGGCGTGCCAACCCGCCTCAGTATAAGGGTAGGCGTCTTGGATAGCGTACAGCGCCTCCCAGCGAGCCAGGACCGCCTCTTCTGGTTCCCATCTTTTGTCAGCCATCTTGAGCCACCGGATGGATATCGGCAAGGCTGATTACCTTACCTCGGTTCTGCTTGATCTCTGCTAAGCGCTTCTGCACGGCGCTCATCCCATCAGCGGACTCACCGACATCAGCTGTGACATCGTTATCCTTTAGGAAGCGAGCGGCGACTGTGAGGAGGGCGGGGCTGGCTGTGTACATACGCACTTCGTCAACACCATCTTCCTCCACCTCTTCCGAGTTAATGACCATCATATCACTCAGTTGATCATCGATAACCTTCGCCAGGGTAGCGTGTAGCCCGGCTAAGGCTTTTTCTGTAGCCGCACCTTTTGCCATAACTTACGTACTCCTGTTGATATAACCACATACGCAGGGACCGCATTCTTGGCGATCATGATCAGCGTATAGATGGCTGTTAAAATCAGAACCCATTCCTGCAAAGGCACACCCATAAAGACCATGCTGCCGACAGTTACTGGGGGAATTGCACCGCCTGCATCAGCAGCAACTTGTGTACTCATGGTAATCCTCTTTACTAGGTGGATATGCGAGATTATCCCTTAGGGAACGCATCCTTGATTGGCTGGATCATGTTCGCCTTCCATGCCTCGACGCCATGGTGATAAATATAATCCAGCTGCTCAGTGATAGCGGGGTACTGCCGTAGTCGCTTGTAATCACACGCGGCAATCCTCGACCCGTCATCCTTGATCAAAACCGCACCCATTTCGGAAGTTGCTCCTTCTGGGTACGGATTAGTTTCTTCCATAACCAGATGCCCTTGAGCATCGTAAAGCATGACCGGGTCTTTCCCTTCCCTTCGCATCTCCTCAGCAACTTCGTCGCTAACAGGGTCAGGGTTGTAAACCGCAGTTAAACCATAATCCCATTCGCCAATACTGATTACTTCGCCGTTTAGTTGATGTATTAATTTCATTTTGCCACCCATCCGGTATTACCAGTTCCAGATTCTTTCACATAAAAAGTCGTACTTGCGCCGCCGTCCGTTCGCATGAACAACGACCCAATGACTGCCGTAATAGCGCCTTCTGGAGATCCTGAACCTGCTATAATTAAAGGTCCAGTAGAGACATTACCGAGTCGTAGGGCTCCCCCTAGAGATACGGTTCCGCTGTTTGCAATTTTGGCGATTAGCGTTGTGTCGTTGTAAAATTCAATATTAGGATTTGAGAGAGCGCCATCCCCTGAGTGGTTAATCCTCAGCGTATTAGCTGTCGGGGTGCTGCCAAATGAGTGTCTATTTAGACGATAGGAACTTGAACCGCCAGAAGCAGCTGGGTCTACCTGCTCATTGACCGTGCTATACCGCGCGCTAAGAAGTTGTGCAGTGGTTCTGTCTACTCCATTGATGACATTCTCAAGCCCGAAGGTATAATCGCCGCCCGCGCCGTTCTTTGTAATCGGATCAATAATAAGTTTTACATCGCTACCTGACTCAACTTTAACTACTGCGTTCCCAGCAATTGGCTCTGCGTTAAGTGTATATTGACCGGAACCAATATGGATAGAACCACCGGCAGCATTTAGTATCCGGAATATATTAGGATGACCGGCAGCAGATCGTCGTTCCGACTTCCAGCCCAGAATGTCGATGCTTGCATTCGATCCTGCGCCATCAATTGTACACATAGCCTCAGTGTTCTCATCGGCGGCGATGTACAGTACTTGTACGTGAGACTCCGACGCCCCTTTAAACCGAACCCCTGCTAAGTTGCCGTGTGGGGAAATGTGTCCGATCTGTAGAGGCGTAGAATCCCCTTCAAACAGGAAGCCATCCCCGGCATTTCCGTAAGCCGCTACGCGGTCGATATAGAATGTTTCACCTACTCCACCACCAACGGTATTGTCTACATGGAATCCATGAGATGGGCCGTTGCTCATTTGAAGATCGTAGATACCACCCCCGGCGAGGAAGTTAGCAGCACCACCAGTCACCTGCACGATTGCCCCGGACACCATGTCACTGCCATCAAGGATGGTGTTTTGTGACGTTGACCCGCGAAGAATTACACCAATCTTCAGCTGAATAGTAGATTCAGGGAAATAGCTATTTGCTGCGATACGTACAATACCGGGACCATAATCTATCGCCGCTTGAATAGGTAGTGTTGCGGCGTTCCCAACTCCTGGCTTAGCTCCGAATTGAGATATCCAGCGGTCAACGCCAGCCCTTATCATCAGCACTAGTCCATTAGCGGCTGTATGATCGCCTTGCTCGTCTGGAACCCATGCACCATCACTCTTGGCTGTTCTAACGGATGCTAGTGTAGCTACATCATAATCAGCCGCCCCTTGTGGCTCAGCGGTTGCTGCCCACCCGTCGTAGTAGCCGAGCGTACTAACTCTCATGCCAGCTGTTAACGTAACAGCAACTGCATCAACGGCCACAGGACTCGCCACCTTCATTGATGCAGCTGTGGCAAAGATAGGCCCGTAACGTAAATCTCGAACACCCGCACTGTCCGCAGCATCCGCAAAGTCGATGATCTTGTCCCAGTTCGCGGAGTCATCTACAAACACACCCGATGTGTGTGCTGCCGTTGCTATATAAATGCTCAGTGTAACTGGATCGCGTATGATGTCAGTCACGTTATATGCAGTGGCTGTTACCCAATCTCCCCGCCATGTGCCCTTGTTGTTGTCAACGTAGGACTTGGTTGCGGCATCCTGCGCTAATTCAGGGTCCGCCATATTATTGATAAACTTACCGTTCAGGTTTAGATCTTCAGTGAACTCTGAGATGTTACGTCCATCGAACACTTCATGCACGAGCATAATCGTTTGCAGGTGAGCATCATCCAGGCCCTGCTCGTTGATGATCGCGCCAGCCTGAAAGTCGTGGAACAATAGATTGCTGGGTGTGTCTCGGCGAACGTTAACAACCTCGTTTTCAAGGATCGGATCATCTAGTTGAACCAGTGCGTCGTTTACGAACGTGAATGTACGGAAGATTTGGTTGTCACCGCCATCCACTTCGCCGTCAACAAAGACAACTACATGGTCCCGCGAAAGGTAGCCAAGAGTGAAGTTAATAGCAAACTGTCTTGATGTCTCTTGAGCAGCCGTAACTGTATAAATATTAATGGAATTAGCCATGCGGTTTCCTCTGAGATTCTCCTATAGGGTGGGGAATGAGAGGGCACAAGGCCCTCCCG